GAGTGGTAAATGCTTTTGGTCAAGTTCTCATCATTCGTTGCAGTTACGTAATGGCCGAGTCGGCGGTCGGATGATGACCTTCTTTAAGCCATATTTTCAAGACGCCGACGTGACCCTATTCCACGGCGACTGCCTCGACGTTCTGCGGACCCTGCCGGACAGCTCGGTCGACGCGGTCGTGACGGACCCGCCTTATGGCCTTGAGTTCATGGGTAAGGACTGGGATGGAGCCGACGGTTTCCGCCGCTCACTGAACCCAAACGACGCAGGCAGGGACAACGCCTTCGGGCGCACCTCGAAGACATCGCCGGAGTATCGGACGACGAGCAAGGCCAGCGCGGGCATGATGCCTACCGGCTACACGGACGGGGCGAACAGGCTCGAGCGCCCTTCGCATCTTGGCGGACTGAACCCGAAGTGTCGCAACTGTGACCACTGGCAGCGGGGCGGCAATCCGTGCGCCTGTGACGTGCCGGACTTCCCGAACGAACGACTGCCCCGTCTGCACGACTTCCAGGTCTGGTGCGAGGCGTGGTCGGTCGAGTGCCTACGGGTGCTAAAGCCGGGCGGGTACATGCTGGCCTTCGGTGGCACCCGCACCTCGCACCGGCTCGCGTGCGCCATCGAGGATGCAGGCTTCGAGATCCGCGACAGCATCGCCTGGCTCTACGGGTCAGGCTTCCCGAAGCATCGCGCGGCGCTCAAACCTGCCTTCGAGCCGATCGTCATGGCCCGCAAGCCGTTCGGCACGTCGCTGATCGTGAATGAGGCCAAGTACGGCACGGGCGCGCTGAACATCGCGGCGTGTCGAGTACCATCAACAGCGGGCCAACGGCCTAAACTAGAGGCATGGGTAAACGAGCCGTCCCGCTGCAATTCGTGTGCCGCGCCTGTGGTGCTGACCGCGAAACCTCCAACACTGGCAACAAGGGCATCTACTGCAATAAGCAGTGCCGCGCCGACTTCGAGCGCAAGGGACGAGAGCACCCAAGCCGCTACATCCAAGACGGCCACTGGATGCTCCGATGGAACGTCGCCGGCCGCTATGTCTTCCAATTCGAGCACCGACGCATCTGGGAAGACGCCAACGGCCCGATCCCAAAGGGCCTCATCATCCACCACATCAACCACGACCCCCTCGATAACCGACTCGAAAACCTGCGACTCATGCGGCGCAGCGATCATGTCGCCCACCACGCACGGAAGCCTGAGCTTTACCCCAACGTCGGAACCCCGACCGACTACCAGCGCGAGTACCGACGCCGTAAGCGCGGGTAGGTGGCCTAGCAACGTAGTCCTCGACGGCTCCCAAGCCGACGCCCTCGACGCGCAAAGCGGGATCCTTACGAGCGGCCTCATGAAGGCGCGGACCAACCGGGAGCCACGCAAGGGCGGCACGATCTACGGAGCCGACCAGCGCAACATCGTTTCTGGGGACACCTACGCAGACAGTGGCGGCGCGTCACGGTTCTTCCCCACCTTCCGGTATGAAGCCAAAGCTCCGACCCTCGAGCGGCCACGAGCGGGCGACGTAGCGCACCCCACCGTCAAGCCGCTGGACCTGATGCGCTGGCTCGTCCGACTCGTCACACCCCCAGGCGGGACCGTCCTCGAACCCTTCGCAGGGTCAGGGACCACGGCTGAGGCGTGCATCCTCGAAGGCTTCAAGTGCATCGCCATCGAACGCGAAGCCGACTACCTGCCCTTGATCATCCAACGGATCAGCAAGCCGCTACAGGTCGGTTTCGACTTCGGCGAGGTGTCCTGATGCCACTCAATCAGTCTCAAGGCCAAGCGCTCACAGCTCTGCTCCACACCATCCGCCGCGACTGGGGACTCGCAGGCATAACGGCAGCCTTGAAGAAAGCCAGCCCGCTCGGGTCCGCTGCTGAGGTCGCCGTCGCTGCCTGTCGGTGCGCTGCGAACCCGGACATGCGCACCCCGGCTCTGATCGCTGACCCTGGTCCGCACTGGCAGGGGTTGGCTGCCGGGTCTCGGTTGGCGCCGGTCATGTGTGTGACTCATCCCGAGCAGAAGGCCGGGTCGTGTGCGGAGTGCTTCAAGGCGGCTGTGCCACGTGCCGACTTGTGTCCCGTGCCGAAGCGAGACAAGCACATCCACGAGTGGACCCCTGAGGAGGAGTCATGAGCGGCCTGAAGTTCAGCAACAGGGGGCTCCCTGACGTAACGCGCCTCGAGCTCAACGCAGTCATAAAGCGCCTCGATGCGGCGAGGGCTGAGGCCGCTTACTTGCGGACTCTTTGTGCGACCGTCATTGATGCGCATGACCGCGTGGTCATGGACACCGAGGATGACCGTGACCTACACGACCGCGCCATTGATGAGTTCCGCAACGCGTTGGCTGTGGCTCACCTCGCAGGCACGTCATGACCGACACCCCGCGCCCCGGTTGGTGGACGTGCTGGCTGTGCCAGCCGCCCGTGCATGACAGAGGCGGGCAGGCCGCGTTCTACGCGCACTGGAACCGACTCCACGGCAGCGAGGTGAAGGGATGACCCTCAAACACCTGCGCCTGGACATGGAACTCAGGGTCGCTCGCGGCAACGGCGGCAACCCGTCCCCCAGCGATGTCCGGGCCGCAGCCGAGGCGGCACTCGCGGCACTCGCAGCAGATCCCGCCGCACCCTCCCACCGGCTCGCGCTCTACCGGGCACTCACCGAAAACCTCGCATCAAGGAAGGCAGTCGCATGACCAGCATCGAGATCATCGTCTTGGGGACGCCGGCGCCTCAAGGCTCGAAGCACGGCTACGCGGTCAAAGCCAAGGGCGCCTATACCGGCAAGGTCGCACAGGTCGAGTCGTCGGCGAAGGTGAAGCCGTGGCGCATGGCTGTGAAGTACGCCGCGCTCGAAGCGCTCCCTACTCGCGACGGCTCCGCCATCCTCACTGGCGCGGTCGTCCTTGAGGTCACCTTCCGCCTACCTAGGCCGAAGGGCCACTACGGCACAGGGCGCAACGTCGCCCTGTTGAAGCCGGGCGCGCCGTGGCGACCCACCAAATACCCCGACCTCGACAAGCTGCTGCGCTCAACTTTCGACGCGCTCGGCGAGGCTGGCGTTTGGCGCGACGACTCACAGGTTGTGAGGGTTATCGGGGCGAAGTTCTACGCCACGGACTACGAGCCGATAGGGGCGACGATCCGCGTCACGTCGTCGGTCAACACCATCGAGACGGCGGTGGCCTGATGAGTGAGCCCTGCCGCTGCGAGCGTGCCGATGCCATCACGTCCCTCGTGGCGAGTGCGAACGCGACCGCGAAAGCGCTGGCTGAGAGGGACGAGGCGCTGGCTGCTATCGAGCGCGTCCGGGCGCTGTGTGACGGCTACGACCTAGCAAGCGCCAAAATCCTCGCCGCACTGGAACCGACCCCGAAAGGAAAGTCATGACCTACCCCTGTTGCGACCACTGCTCGATGTACCCACACGCCGAGGGTCACCCGGTGCCGTGCAGTTTCACTTGCGGCGGATCAGTCGAGATACCCAACAAGCCACCGTCCAGCCCCATGGAGACGACGGACGCCCCAGAACAGCGCCCAGATCACACTGGTGTCATTCATGGCGCTGACGAGGCCCGTGTGACGAAGTGGGCTGATGCGATCCTCGACGCGACTGGGGGTTGGGCCATCGCGGAGCCGAACACTCGCGGTCTCATGGCTGTCGCCGACGCCGAACTGGCAGCCCTGACCGATTTATGGAAGGCGCGACTGGCGACAGCCCAAGCCAAGGTCGCCATGCGTGAGGCCACGATCGAGCGGCTCTGGGCGCAACTCAACGAGGCGACGAACGTGCCCGACGACCGTTGCGAAGGTTGCAGCGACCCTCACTGCACGGCGACGACATGAAGGAATCCCTCGCACTCTTTGGATGGTCGCTCTGGTTCCTGGCATTCGCCACTTGGGGCGCATACAACGCGATCGGCTGCATCCGCCACGCGGACGACCTCCAAACGGCCCTATGGGTAACCCTCACGCTCATCTTTGCGGGACGCAGCACGCACTACGCCAACCTCCTGTCCAAGCCATGAAGCGACTCCTACGCGACCTCAACCTGCTCGTGGACGGCATCTTGCGCGCCATCGTCAGGGCCACGGACGCGCTCATCGAGCGCAGCAACCGAAGGGAACGGGAATGAGCAGCGTGGAGTTGACGTCACTCGCCCAGCACGCCCAGATATGCGCTGACAACCCAGCGCTACCTGACGACGAGCGTGCGCTCTGGTGGCAGATTGCCGAAGAGATCGTTGACTACTTCGCTCCCCTCAAGGCCGAGCCTGGGTTGTTCGAGTGACCACGATGCCCGTGTGCCCGAACTGCGGCAAGCCGGTCCCCGACAACGCCTACATCTGCCGACCATGCGGACTGACACTGACCACGGCGCTGAACCACATCGCAGACCTGCACTCAGAGCTCGACATCACCCTGACCAAACAGACCCGCATCGGCTCAACCAATGGCCCAGCACAACCGCCTGAGGTTGACCCTGACCCGCTACCCAAGAACGCTCTCCTCTGGGGAGTCGCCGTACAGCCGCTGCCGTTCCACCTCGGAGCCAGCAGGGTCGCGCACGACGTCGGCAACACGATCAGCACGTGGGCGCGCGTCATCCTCGAAGAGCGTGGCATGGAACTACCGCCGATCCCTGGGCCGCCTATTGGCCCGTTGTGTACACCGACCGAGTGCAAACATGAGTCATGCAACGTCATCCGCTGGCACGTCAAGGACTCCGAGATCACCCACGCGGCCAAGTTCATCGCCGCTCACGTCTGGTGGCTACGCCATCGCCCCGAGGCACCCGAGGCGTACAGCGACCTGGTTGCCATCGCCTCACAGCTGGAACGCATCATCGACAACCCACCGACGCTCAAGTACGCAGGGCCGTGCAACATCTGCCGCAAGGATCTCTATGCCCGTGAAGGTGCCGCACAGGTCGAGTGCCGCCCGTGCGGGATGACCTACGACATGGCAGGGCGGCGCGAGTGGCTGCTCGAATGTGCAGAGGATCGCCTCGAGCGGGCATCGCTGATCGCACAGGCAGTCACTGATCTAGGCTCCCCGATCTCGGCTGACCGGATCCGCAAGTGGGCACAGCGCAGCCAGTTGATACCTCACGCGACAGACAGGCTCGGCAGGCCGCTGTATCGCATCGGCGACGTGCTGGATCTGCTCAGAAACGACACGCAGCGCAAGGTCAGCGCGTGATGCGACGCGCCGATAATGAGAATCCTTGTCAAACGCTCGCCGGTCTGTCATGCTTTGGGTGCCCCGAAAAAAGAGACCCCGAAACACCCAGGCCCGGATCGAGCACACGCTCTCTGGGCCTCAACCATCTCCCTCTCGTCGCTGCTGGACTGACACCACATCAACTCCCGCCTCTCCGCTGAAACGACACCAACAACACAGGCCCAGAGCCCACGTCGTGAGTCACGGTCAGGCGGGTCCAACCAATGAAGCACTCCCGCGACTGCGGAAACAGTCCGGGAGCTTGACCGACCTAAGGAGTCGATATGAGCAACGCTACCCGCTACGGGACCCCAGAGGAACGTCTTTGGCTGCGTGCCGTCAGGCAGCCCAACGGCTGCCTTGAGTTCACTGGCAGCCTTAACCGCGAGGGCTACGGCCGAATGTGGTTCAACGGCAAGAGCGCGCAGACACATCGGATCGCATGGGAAATCACCAACGGACCCATCCCTGATGGCATGGATGTCCTGCATCACTGTGATAACCCACCCTGTGCCCAGACTGACCCGACTGAGGGTTACCCAGAGGGTCACCTGTTCCTGGGCACAAATGCAGAGAACATCGCAGACATGATTGCCAAGGGTCGCAAGCACGAGCAGAACGTCACCCATTGCCATCAAGGGCATGAGTACGACACAGACAACACCTATGTGACTCCGCAAGGTAAGCGGGATTGCCGCGCATGTCATCGCACGAGAGCCCGTGAGGCCAAGAGGGCGAAGGCTGCCTAGCCCACGGTCAGCAACCCAGCCCCGAGAGGGCACCACGTTCGGGAGGCGCGATGTTCGACCAGATGCAGGTCATCGCCAACCTCGACGCCGCACTACGCCGCGAGTCCGACACTATCCGTGCAGCTGAACTCCGCAAGGATGGCGACAGTGTGGACAAAGCCAAGGTGCGCATAGACAGACTGCTCGACACAAGGCTGACATTGGAGACCACATGCACACCATCGACCTGATCCTGCTCATTGTCGCCGCAGTGTGCTTCGGGCTGGCAGCGTTCGGTGTACCCGCCCGTGTCGCATGGGTGCCACTCGGGCTGTTGGCGTGGGTGCTCGTGCCGCTGATTGCAGCACTGCAGTAGCGCATGGCTAACAAACAGGTGGCAGATATGCCCGCCAGTATTCGCGTCGGCTCAGTCACCTATCGGATCATCATGGACCCAGTGGTGCTCAAGGCGGCCTCAGATGAGGCCAACTTCGGCGACGATAAGGGCGAGTGGATTGCGTTCAGCGACCACAACAAACTCATCATCGGCATCAACCCTGAGCACGCGACAGACGCGAACCGTTTCAGTCTGATCCACGAGATCCTGCACTGCGCCCTACGCCAGTCTGGCGCTCACCCGAACGTCTACGCCGACACCGTCTACGAAGCGCATGACCGAGTCGCAGGCGTCACCGTCGAGGAGTTCACCATCTCTGCGATGACAGGGCCACTGTTCGCCACACTGCGTGACAACCCTGCACTCGTGGCATACCTGACAGGAGCATGACCATGGCAGGACGTAAGCCGCAAACATCGACCCCCAAGGACATGCGACTCAAGGTCAACAAGGCGCCCATGCCCAAACCCAAGGGCAAGAGCAAGTAGTCGATGGGCACAGGATGGCAAGGCACACGCCACATGCCAACCGACTGGGCACGACGCAAGACCACAGTCATGCACAACGCAGGCAACCAATGCCAAGCCATTGAGGGCGGCACACGCTGCCCACTGCCAGCCACTGAGGTCGACCACATCGTGCCCCTTGGTGAAGAGGGCACACATGACATGACCAACCTTGCCGCCCTGTGCCATGACCACCACGCCATCAAGTCCAAGGCAGAGGCAGCACGAGGTAGGGCAAGACAACCACGTGAACGTCGACCACCTGAGGCACACCCTGGCTTGATGTGATTTTGCATTTTTCAATGACACTCGACCCCCTGGCACCCACCCCCCCACCCCTCATCGCCAACACCTAAAGGTGCTGTCGCGGAGGTTGGCTACGGGTCTGGTTCCTTTTCGTCCCACCTCAACCCGCCCGACATGGGCAACCGTTCCCGACATGGGAGGCATCATCATGGCTGGTCGTGGCCCTGCACCGAAGGACCCCCGCAAGCGCGCTCGCACGAATGAGGGACCTGTCCCGTTTCGGATCGTGCCCGTGACACCGACCGGGCAGCCGACGCTTGAGCACCTGATGGGCGAGACGAACCCGCTGACCAATGCCCCATGGTCACGCCCGACGTTGCTCTTATGGGATCAGCTCAAAGACTTCCCGACGACGGCGACGCTGCTCCCTGCACAGTGGTCATCCTTGGCCCGGGCGTTCATGCTCGATGATGCGCTGATCTCTGGCGACGCGAAGATGGCCACTGAGGCGCGACTGCGAATCCAGAAGTATGGGATCGACCCGGACGACCTGACGCGACTTCGGGTGCAGATCGTTGCTGCGGATGAGGCTGAGTCAAAGCCGGTTGCCAAGCCGTCGTCTCGTGCTCGCCGTGGTGGACTCAAGGCGCTGCCGGCGGTCGGGGAATGATTCCCAAGGACGGCTTCTATGTCGTCACCTATCGACCTGCTGGGACCAAGCATTTCGCTGGGATGTCCTTCGAGTGCAACTCGGACGTATGGCAGTTGAGTGGTGGCATTCGAGGCTGGCGCGGCATAGCGGTCGGCTGGATCTACCGACGGCACTGAGGTGCCGTGGAAGCCTGCCGAGCCTGGTGATGTCCCAACCCTCGGCTATGAGGCGATCGACTGGATGATCGCGATGCTCGCCGCGCCCGACCGTGCGGAGTACGAGCCGTTCATCCCGTACCTCGAGCAAGAGGACTTCTTGCTCAGGTTCTACGAGATCGACCCGCGCACTGGGAAGCGCAAGCACCGCCGCGGTGTGTTGTCCCGGCCTCGTGGTTGGGGCAAGTCCCCATTCTTGGGAGCGATGGCAATCCTCGAGGCGCTCGGTCCTGTCGTCCCAGACGGTTGGGACGCTGACGGGCAGCCGGTCGGCAAACCATGGGCGTCGGTTCGCACGCCGCTGGTGCAGGTCCTGGCCGTGTCGGAGAAGCAGACCAAGAACACGTGGGATGCGCTGCTTGAGATGCTGGCGGGTCCGGTCCTTGACGAGTACCCCGGCCTTGAGCCGCTGGACACGTTCGTCAACCTGCCGCGCGGGAAGATCGAGCCGCTGACCAGCTCGGCGCGCACGGTCAAGGGCAACCGGCCTGTGTTCGCAGTCATGGACCAGACTGAGGAGTGGGTCGCCGGCAACGGTGGCCTCAACCTGTTTCAGAAGGTCAAGAACAACACCGCCAAGACAGGCGGCTCGTTCGTTGAGTCGCCTAACGCGTTCATCCCTGGCGAGGGTTCGGTCGCTGAGAACAGCGCCGCGTACTGGGCTTCGATCCAAGAGGGTCGAGCCATGGACGATGGTCTGTACTACGACCACCGCGAGGCGCCGCCGACGACGGACATGTGGGAGCGCGAGTCGCTGATCCTTGGTCTTCGCACGGCCTACGGCGACTCGTCCGGCCATCCTGACGGGTGTCTGTTGCACACGCCGCCTTGTGCGCCTGGGCATGAGGACCTCGATCACATTGTGGCGACGATCTGGGACCCGACGTCGGACGTGCAGGAGTCTCGTAGCGACTTCCTGAACCAGATCACCCACGCCGGTAACTCATGGCTCTCAGCGCCCGAATGGGCAGCCTGTGGGCCACTTAAGGGTGACGAGCCTCGGGTGGTCGACAAGCGCGAGCCGATCACGCTGGGTTTCGACGGTTCCCGTTCTCGGACTCGTGGCAAGACTGACGCGACCGCGCTAGTGGGTTGCACTGTCCGCGACGGGCACGTGTTCCTGATCCAAGCATGGGAGCACCCCGACGACGTGGATCAGTGGCAGGTCCCGACCGTTGAGGTTGAGGCCAAGGTCCGCGAGACGATGGCCAGCTTCAATGTGGTCGGCTTCTACGCCGACCCCGCGAAGTGGGAGTCATACGTTGTGGACTGGGAAGCCCGCTACGGCAAGAAGCTGAAGGTCGGACGGCCGGCGCACCCGATCGAGTGGTGGATGACTGGAGGCCGTTCTGGCCTGGTGGCTAAGGCGCTTGAGCAGTTTCACACGGCGGTCGTTGAGGGCGAGATGACCCATAGCGGGTCTTCGATC